ATCAAAGACTCTGGTATCCCTGTGAAAAAGTTAATCACGGCTGACCATGCTGAGTGCATCTTGTTGAGAATGTTCACACCGAATCCTTCAAAGATTCCGAGGATACCGGCGAACGCCCCTTGAAGTATTCCCTTAATGGCATCCCACACGCCCTTGAAAATTTCCTTGACGCCTTCCCAGATTTCGCTCCAGTTCCCGCTAAAGATTCCCTTGATGATGTCAATGAAACCCTTGATAAAGGAGATGAAACCTTTCACAACCTCAATCGAACCTTCAAAAATGTTCTTGATTTCATCGAAGGAAATTTTGAAAGGAATACTAATTTCTGCCCAGTGCTTCACAATCCACTGTGCGGCCTCGGCAATGACCTGAGCAACCTTTGTGACGATTGGCATGAGTTTTGTTCCAAGTGCGGTCACCGCATCCTCAACCGCCGCTTTGGTTTTTTCCATCGAAGCGTGCAGGCCAGCCGTTGCCTTTGCCGCAGACGCTTCCGCCACTCCCTTTTGCTCTACTTGTTTTGTGTATTTTTCGTAAGCCGCTGGACCTGCTTGGATTGTTGCTACTAACTTCGCAGAAGAACTCCCAAATCCGTCTGCACTGAGGGTTGCCTGTGCTTGTGCTGTTCCCATGCCTTTGATTTGATTGCTTAGTTTGCCAATAATGTCTTGCATTGGAAGAAGTTTTCCGTTCAGTCCAACGGCATCGAATCCAAGTTTTTGGTAAGCCTCTGAGTTGAGGCGTGCGGCATCTGCGGCACTTTTGAACTTCCCCCAAAGTTGTGTCTGTGCAATATCTAAATCTTTGGTAGCCGCCGAAACTTGCGTGGCTTGCATCGTTCCGTTCTCGTATTCCTTCGCAAGATTCTTGAGGTTTGGAGGAAGATTGGAAAGGGTGTCGTTCATGTTCTTGTTTGCCTTGGCAACGTCTGTTGCTGGTTTCAAGAACTGGGTGAACGAGGAACTCATGGCTTGCATTGCGGCACGGCCAGTTTCGCCATGAGCGGTCATGTCAACCATCAAGCCAGCCAACTCTCCCATCGGAGGGGCCATTCCTCCAAGTTTGGATTTCGTTCTATCGAGCGAATTGCCAAGTGCCGAAACACTTTGCCCCGTCGCATTGGCGGCAGAAACCAAAATGTCGGCAACCTTTGAGGAGTCACTCGTTTGCATCCCAAACGTTTGCAAGGTTTTGGTAAGTATTTTTGTTGTGCCGTCGAGATTGCCACCTGTTGCTTCAGCGGCATCCATAGATGCCTTCATGAGGTCTAACCCCTGCTTGGCTGTTAAGGTTCCACCGTTAAGCGTTTTTGCTTGTCCCGCAATCTTGGAAAAAGAATCTGCAATTTGCTGTGCGGTAAAGGTGGATGTTCCCGCCGTTTGAAAAAAAGCATCACTAATTTTTCCGGCATTGGCAATGGAGATGTTTGCGCTTGCGGCAATTTTGTCGGTAGTTGATTGGTACTTTTGACCAAAGTCAACGGAAATTGCGGCCACTCCAGCAACAGCCGCTCCAGCCATGATGTATGGGCTTGGAATGCTTCCGATTACTGACAACATTCCAGTTCCGCTAGCGCCAGCCTTCTCCATGCTTGCGGCAACTTCGTCGGTCTTTCCCTTCATCGCACCAAGTGGTCCAGGAAGGTGATTGAGGATTGAACCTAGTGTTCCAAACTTCCCACCGGAATCCTTTGCCGCTGTTCCAGCATCTCGTGCGGCTTTTTCCGCTTTGGATAGACCGCCCTCCGCCTCTGATGCGCCCTTAGAAACCCCCCCACCGAAAGCGCCACCAGCATCCGCTCCAGCGGTCTCCAGATCGCCCTTGATGCCCGTTGTCGCGTTTTTGACGCCACCCTCCAGACCAGCGCCCGCACCGTCGCCAGCGGCCTTTGCTTCGACGGCAAAAGCCTCCATCTCGCCCTTGGTCTTGGTGAGACTGGCGGTGAATTCTTCTGTATTAGCGAGTAGCGTTGCTACGACTGGTTCAAGGACGGCCATTAGCGTCTCCTTGGATGCGTTCAATAAATTTCATGAACTTGGAAATGTCGGCGATGAGTTGCACTGCTAGCGTCTTTCTTCCTGTAACTCGTTAACTGCTTCTTCGTAGGTGTCGTGAATCTTCAGAAGCCACGTTGTTTCCTTGAAAGGCCGACTCTCATATTCTGCCACAGAACAGGAAAACAGTTTGCAGTAGCGGTACGCCCGTGCGAGTTCCTCCAACTCTGGGTCTATTTCGTCAAGCAGTAATCCACCCTTGAAAGCCGCCTTTAGTTGACGGAGTTTTCTGTAGGCGCTTTTGGGTCGGCGGCTCCCTCCATGCCATATTGCTCACCGAAATTCAAGTCAACTGCGGCTGTCGTTAGTGGTTCGTAAATTGAACGTGGCAAGTCATCAACCTCATCAACGTTTGTGGGAATCGGTTGATCTAGTGTCCATGACTTCAATCGAAGGACAACACAGGTCCGTTGAAAAAGGTCAATGGAGTTGTAGTCGTCGTCCGGCATTTCGGCAATTACGCGCCAAGCCTCTGGGTCTCCATCAACAAATCCCATGTCTTCTAGCGACTTTGCCACCGATGCCGCAACGCGTGTTGACTTTTGAATCGTCTTGATTTCCTTGTTGGTCAATTCGTCGTCGTCCTTTAGGACCGCACTGTGGTTGTTGGGAAGTGAAATAATCGTACTCATGGTCGGTTCCTTTTTTATCGGTTGTTCTTGCGGTTTTGAAAGTTTGCTGTTTCTGCTTCATGCACGGCAATCAGCCAGTCAATAGCCTTTGGGTCCTCGTTGTCCAGCGTAACGAAGTCCTGGTGAGATGTCCCAGTAAAGATTTTTCGGTAGGTGTATTCCCGCAGGTAATTGAGTGCAACGGAGCAATCGGTGATGTCCTCTGCCTTTGCACTGTCTTGGCTTAGATAAACGGCGAGACGGCGAAGTTGAGAAAATGCACTCGAAATATCGGCATCGGGACGAAAGTCCACTTTTTGCTCGGTATCTCTCCTGCTAAAAAGTTGAAAGTTTTTCATGTTTTGCGCCCGTCCTTGTTTTGGGTTTCCGAATTGCTTCGATTAGTAAGCGGTACTAACTCCGTTGTTGATGGTTACCTTGACCGGCGAGTAGCCAGCGCTAGTGGCGTCGGTCGTGTTGGCAACTGCCGTGAACTTTGTATCCAACGAGATGTATGCCTTTGACTGGTCAATGAACGGGTCCATCAACTGAACGTTCGACATCTGGAACTGAACAAAATAGCCGGTAGCCGGGTCCGTGAACTTAAGGATGACTTGTTGCTGGTCACGGATAAGTGAATTGGCATAGAAGGTTTCGTTGGATTCAACAACGAACTTCATTGTTCCAGTTACCTCGATTGGGCCTTGGAAGTTATTGTATGGAGCCTGTTGTCCAAGCGTAAAGATTGGTGCAGTGTTCCTTTTGATATCCAATGCCGCTGACTCAACGACGGCAACCGAAGCGCCACCGATTGAGGCCGAGCAAGCCCACGAAGGAACGAGGTGTTGGGTTGACTCATTTGCGGTAACCGATGCCACGGTTGTTGAAATGTTTCCAACAAAGTTGAACGATGTTTCCACGGCGGCGTCGGCGGCAAATGCGAGGGCGATGTCCACACAGCGTGCGGCTGTGATTTGGTATGTGTTATCAACCGAGTCGTTAATCAAGGTGTAAGAGGGAGCCTGAGAACCTTGGTTGGGGGCGTTTAGCACCCCGATGGTGTGTGACCAAACGCTTGCCCCAACCGAAGCAACGGCGTCCGCTCCACCAAGAACCGAACGAATGAGTTGAGGATAAACGTCGGAGTACATGAACGTTTTGCCGCTGAACATGTCGTGACGAACACCGGGAACCTGGTCGTAGTGACCGACGGGAGAACCACGGAAGTCGCTGTCGTCGAGCCATTTCAACGTTGGTGTGAGTTTCGGGCTACCGATTGGCGTGAAGGTAGATACGCTTGCGGCAGTTCCGTAGGTGGATTCGGTTGCTAAACCCCAGTAGGAGTTTGCGGTCATGAAAGGCATTAGTTGTTCTCCTTGGAATCGTCAGCCGTTTCCGGTGACTCTGTTATTTCTTTCCGTTCTTCAGTGGTCTTTGTTTGGCTAACTTTTGGATTATCTGCAATAAGTGCAAGCAATGGATGGTCAACCGTCGCGTCTACGTCAATCGTGTCCCCAGTCTTGGGAACCCATGTTTCTCCGTCTTTTTGCAACGTGATGAAGACCGTCGGCAAATCTCCTGTGTATTGGTATCTTGGCACAAATCTCCTAAACTCAACACTTTGGGTCAATCAAGTTGACCTAAGTACAGCGTACATGATGGCCAGGAAAGCCGTTTGATGGCCTCGTGAATCTTGTAAATTGCCTCTAAACGTCCAGAACCTCGCACACCGAAACGTGAGCGACTGCTTGAAATAATGTCACGCCTCCGTCAAGTGTTCGTGGAATCGTGTAGTCAAGACGGATGTCCGTACCACCATTCTCGTTGCCTTCGCCCCACTGGAATACGACATTTGCGTTCCCGGCATTTCGGTCGGCTTGAATCCAAGCGGTCAAGTTGTCAATGAAGGTGTCGAACTCATGTTGGCCTTGAACGGTTTCTGGCTGGTTTGATTTGAAAATAATGAGGAGGCCGAGGTCGTAGATTCGGAACTTCCGTCCATCGTGCGGTCCGCCCAGTGCAATACGACGCTCCTGCTGGGTCGTCATGAACATGTAGATAGCGGCACCCATTCCCACGCCCGGATAAGTGTTGGTGAAAAGGTCCGCCTCGTTTGAAACCTTCGGTAGTGCCGTGTAGACAACTCCGAGGTTTGGAATGTTCGACGATTGCGGCTGGAGGTACTGATAAACCGCCTGGGTAACTGTGACCTTTGGCATGATTAGTAGCCGATAAACCTTTGTCGGAAATTGTCCAGCAACTTCGAAGCCAACGCAATGTCAGCATTTCCGCCCTGGGGTATTCCTGAGTCAACTCTTGAAACAGCGCCCATGTCCTGAACAATCAAGGCTCCCGAACCACGTTGTTTGATGAGTGCAGTGGTCATAAGGATGGCCGCTTCTTTTACTGCCTTGGGAAGGTTGGTGATATTCATTCCCGAAACGTGGTTGTACAAAACGGGTGAGACAAGTGGAAGTACGGGTGTGTCCGGTATGTAATTACTCGCCACCGTCACAACCTCGTCATTGGGCGCATCGTAAATCGTCAGTTGTGTTCCCGGATAAATGCCAAGCCCACTCTGCACCGTGATCGAAGCGGCTCCAGCAGAAACCGAAGCAGAAAGCGTGGTGTTTGGAAATCCGTTGACGTAGGTCCACTGACAAAGATAGGGTTGAGTTGAAACTCCTATGGGCCAAGCGCCAGTACCAGTTCCACCAGTTGTGTAGCCCTGGCCTCCTTGAAATGTGTTCCAGCCATACGTCGCATTTGGCTGAACGATGAACTCTTGTGGGTAGATGACTATGTTCCCCTGCGGCGTGATTGACGATGAAGTGAAAGATGTTCCCGGTGCCGAATAAGTGAACGCTTGAACTTCCAAGATTGGCCAAAGTTTTGGATGAACAACAAGTTGGCCTACTCGGTTGCCCCAAATTTGAGCGTTCTCTACGTTAGAGGTGGCACACAAAGTTCCCCAAGCGCTTCCCGTGACGTATTGGTCAATCCACGAGGAGGCTCGTCCGATGGTTTCTTGGAGAGCAATAAGTTGGCTCTGAGGCCCTCCGTTGATTAGGTTGAATGTGTCCATTGCCGTCGGTGCACGCTGGTACTCATCGGTCGTGATGTACGGAGTCGTTTGTCCGTAGGTCTGAAGATAAGGTGCGTAGGCTGACGTACTGCTCATGGTGCTCTTTCGCCGGGATTAACAGTTGTTTCTATCTTGCCACAATCGGCAAGAAGCCGTCACAGAATCTTGGCGTACCTGTTGTACTTGGAAACCCCATTATCCCAATCACTGTACCAACCGTCACTCCAAAGCGTGTACAACTGCTCAAAGTACGCCTGGTATTGCTCGGCACAACGCTCTAAGGAAAAGTTTTGCAACGCGTAATTCCGTATTGCATGTGGGTCCAAGTCGCCCACGTTTTGAAGCCCCCACACCGCCTCGCCAAGGGTACGGAACCGATAACCCGTTAGCCCGTGAATGTTGTTCTCTGGGAAGGCTCCCCAATCGGTTGTGAGTACCGGAGTACCGCAAAACATGGGCTCAATCGAAGTTCCACCAAAAGGCTCTAGGTAGTTCGTGCAAAGGAGTACGGCTTTGGCTTTGGACATCACCTCACTTCGGCGCTCTTTGTCCAAGTGTCCAATGAACTCAAAATGGTCACCCTCGATAGTGAACTCACTCGTTACCAATTTGCCTGGCTCGTAGTGAATCACGCCTTGACCGGCCAGAAGCAACTTATCTCCGCTTCGTCGTGTTGCCTCAACCGCCGTCTCCACTCCCTTGCGACTAATCATTCGACCGATGTAAAGGACGTAATCTTCCTTGCGCTCATTGAACTCGAAGTCGGCTGGGTCAAAGTAGTTTGGAATCACACAGTCAAAAAATCGCCCGTTGTCCGTGCCGTTCATTCCATAAACATTGTGCATCCATGCGTATGACTCGAACACCTTGTAGTCACTCCACACGCCCGAGTAACCGATGCCGAACTCCACCGGAATCATGTCTGGCAAACCGTCGGCTATTTGTTTTTGGCAATTACCACCGATCAGGCAAAGGAAATCTCGCTCGGAATGACGTCGTTCTTTGATCTTTTCGATAGCCCGATTATTCATCGTTTGCCATGATGCGTGAGTGTTATCCCAAGACAATTCAAAGAACTTCGAACGGTGATCGTACTGCCCGAACCACGCCTGTTGCTCAGCCTTGCTTACCAACTGAACGTGAGTTCCTGGCGCTTCATTTTCCTCGGATGAATACACGAACACCTCGTGGCCGAGGTCGCTCATCATGCGCGCAAACTTATTGATCTTTTGCGTGTAGGCGCACGCCACGTATTCTTCGGTGGTCTGCGTATGCGGGAGACTTACGATATGAAAAACAAACCTGTTCATGCCTTTTTCCTTTTTTGGGCGGACGGTTAGGTACTCTAAACGCTAACAAGATGAACGTTCAACCAAGTGACGGTTGCTGTCGAGTCTACGTTGATGGTGCCTCCTGAAGATTGTGCTGCAAAGAGACTAATAACGTCACCGGCGCTGAGCGCACTGTCCACGGTAATTCCAGCCGTTTGAAAAGAGTTTGCATCACTGCTCCTCATTCCTGAAGCGTCATAAACAGGATTCGTTGTTGAGTTGACCCCAATGCCGATAGCAAATGAGTATGCAGCCGACGAGTCGAAACGGACCTGTGCGTTAATGCTGTAAATTCCAGCGACGGGAACAGTAATTCCAGCAGTACCAACGCTTGCCGAACCCTTGGCATACGCCTGCGTTAACGGAGTGATCTTTGTCCAAGATACAAGCGAATACGAGTTAGCGACCGATGCCGTGGCGTTTAAGTTCGCTCTAGCCGCCGTAAACGATTGCGGTGGATTTCCTCCCGCTGGATTAACCCAAGACGATGTGTTGGAGTTGTAGACAAGGTAGACGCTTTGCCCACCTCCTATGCGAGAAGTCGTCGTGTAGTCGAGAGTATTACCAGCGCCAGCCGCAACGGTGACGTAGGAGGTAAACGCCACCGTAGAGAGAACGTAAACGCCACATACCGTTCCATTTGGCGGTGACGCTGGAAGCGTGAGCACGAAGTTCGATGACGGGTTGCAGATTGTAAGTTGGCCAGCAACGGCAGTGGCCGTAGTGCCAACGCTCGCCGATGTTGGGAACTGCCCTTGCCACTGTGGAGCGCTCGCACCCGAGTTGACCGAAAGGATTTGACCCGCTAAACCAATCGGCAAAACGCTTCCGGCAACTGAAGCCGTCGAGTATGGGATTTGCCCAGCCGCTGTGTATTGACTTATTGGAAGGCTTGTTGTTGGTGTGACCGACGAGATGCGCCCATAGGAGTCTGTGGTGATTACTGGAATGACACTTGCCGAGCCGTAGGTCCCAGCCGCTCCCGTTGCTCCGAGTCCCACGCTTGCCGCTGTAATTGTTCCAGTATTTGTAATTGGTGCGATGGCATAGACACTCGCCGCAGAGCCTGTGTTTCCTTGGGGTCCGGTTGCGCCAGTATTTCCCGTTGGTCCAGTTGCTCCGCTGAATGCCGCTCCAGTAGCGCCGGTGCTTCCTTGCGGTCCAGTTGCACCCGAAAATGCTGGACCCGTATTTCCGGTTGGACCCGTGCTTCCAGTGGCTCCTTGTGGACCTGTCGCCCCGATTAGTCCGGCAATCGAAAATGTCCATGATGAATACGGTCCGCCCGAACCGCCAACGGTGTCGGCGTTGATTGTGATGCTCGTGTTGGCTACAACCGCCGTCACAACCCCCTCCAGGTAATCGGTAGGTGTTGTTGTGTAGATTGCGCGTACGCGTTGACCCGCTTGATAGGCACCCGTATTAGTAACAGCGAACGCAACCGAGCCAATCGTTAGGCTCGCGCTTGTCGTTGAAGTGGATTGCGAATATCCCGGTCCGGTAGAACCAGTGTTTCCTTGAGGCCCGGTACTTCCCGTATTGCCACTAGCCCCAACGGAACCCGTGAAGCCTTGAGGACCTGTTGCCCCCGTCGCACCCGTGAAGGCAGGACCCGTCGAGCCGGTATTTCCTTGTGGCCCAGTAGAGCCCGTGAACCCTTGTGGACCCACTGAACCAGTAGCACCCGTGGCCCCTGTGAAACCTTGTGGTCCAACCGAGCCAGAAGAACCTGTCGCTCCTGTAAATCCTTGCGGTCCAATGGGTCCAGTGTTACCGACTGGTCCCGTGCTTCCAGTATTTCCGCTCGCCCCAACTGCTCCCGTGTTTCCGGTCGGTCCCGTTGCTCCTGTGGCGCCCGTGAATGCCGCTCCAGTCGCTCCTGTGTTCCCAATAGGCCCAGTGGCACCCGTATTCCCCTGCGGACCTGTAGCGCCGGAATAAGCGGCACCCGTAGCACCTGTTGAGCCCTGTGGTCCCGTTGGGCCAGTCGAGGTTTGAACTAACCACGTAGCGTTGTTCGCGTCGTACACCAATGAAATGCCGTTGTAGTAACCAGCGGCGAGCGTGTAGGTACTTCCCGTTCCAAGCGTGTCGCCCACTCCTGGTGCAACCGTGGTGACAAAAGTGGAGGTTGAAAGACTAGCGACACCGGCGACCGTGCCATTGACCGGCGCTGTTGGAAGTGTGACCGTAACTCCGCTACTGACCGCATTGACAACCACATAATCGTTTGCCGATGCGCTGTAACTTGTTGTCTTGGTCGAAGTTGGATTGAGCACAACACCTGTTTGCGGTGTCCACTTGCCCGTGCCTGAGTTGTATCGAAGAACTTGGTTAGCCGTTGGTGTCGTTGATGATACCGAGACTCCTTGTAAGCCAACAACTGTCGGGTTGGGGAAAATGCCAGATAAATCTCCACCAGCATTTTCATATTCGATTGACTGAATAAGCCAAGAGGCGGTATTTGCATCGTAAATAAACGAGATGGAACTAAAGACACCGATTGGGAAGTCATACGGTGAGTTGGGAAAGAGGTCGGAGCCGCTCGGAATAACTCTTACCTGATAAGCCGATGTTGCAAGTTGAGCGACCGAAACAACCGTTGAGTTTGCGGGAGTTGTCGGAAGGGTCACTACAACCGAAGCCGAGGTCGCATTAACAACCACGTAGTCGTTTGCGACCGCTAGATAGTCAGCCATTTTCGTAGAAGTCGGCACAAGGACAACACCCGTTTGTGGAGTCCATACCGATGCCGCAGAGTTGTAGCGAAGCACTTGGTTGTTGGTTGGTCCCGTTGCGCTGATTGCGTAGCCCTGAATCTTGGCGACGGTTGGGTTCGGGTAGTTTCCACTTAGGTCTCCACCAGCAACACCCGTACTCGGTCCCGTCGCTCCCTGCGGTCCCGTGCTACCCGTATTACCAATAGGTCCCGTGCTACCTGTGGCTCCGCTCCCGCCGATGGGTCCTGTTGCTCCGGTATTTCCCGCTGGCCCTGTCGAGCCCGTAGCGCCCGAGTAAGCGGCTCCTGTCGCACCCGTTCCACCTGTGGGACCGGTGGCTCCCGAAAATGCGGCTCCCGTTGCGCCGGTATTTCCGATTGGGCCGGTGCTTCCCGTTGCGCCAATCGGACCCGTCGCTCCGCTTGGTCCAATTTGCGTGTACATCACTTGTTGTACGGTGAGCAGAACGCCAGGAGCAACAGGACTCGTCGGAGTAGTGCCCGCTGGAGTTGTTGCGATTGAAACTTGGGTTGACTCCGCCTGCCAATAGAACTCTACGTACTCATTGACTTGTGAGGTGGTGACGATGAACGGAATTGTGGCAACCGCAAATCCGTTGGTGCCGCCGTGCGCCGAAGGAACCGAGATTAAAGAGTTGGTATCGGCAACGTCTGTTCCATTTTGACGCAACCAGAGTGATGCGTTTTGAGAACTTCCGCTACCCGCGCTACCCGTATTTTGGAACAGGATGCTGATATTGAGTTCGTAGGTTCCTGGTCTTGAGAAGATTACGTCACTGACGCTCCCGCCAGTGCCAAGACTTATCCCGTTACCCGTCCCTAAGCCAATGGCTACTTGATAGGCCGTTGTCGTGGAAGTGATCGCTTGATTCGTTGTGTCGTAGAAGTTCCCGTAGTTTCCGAGGGCTCCACCCGTGCCCGTAGCGCCGGTCGCCCCAGTTGCTCCAATGCCAGATGTTGGCGTCCACAAGATTTGGTCGGTGCCGATGAGGATGTACCCGTCCGTCAAACTTCCGGAGGCGTACATGATGAACTGCTTGCCGTTATTTACAGTCCCCGAAACGATGAACGTATAGTCACCTGGCCCAACCTCGTTGGTAGTGCTGTCGTTGTAATCCGATGATCGAATGAGTGACCACGGAGCCAGGATTGAGCCGGTCGTGTTGACAACATAAATGCCGTTGGCGATTGCGTTAGAGCCGGTGTTATTTGCCACAAGAACTCGTTGGCCTACCGCTAGGGTTATGCCGTCGAGAACAAGAGCGCCATTGGCTATCGCCGTAATCGAGGCACCAATACCCGTGCCACCCATCGAGTCTGTCGTTCCAGCCGTGTAAGTAGAGTTTCCTCCGGTTCCTACGTGCACATAAGTTCCAAGGCCGTAATCTGATACCTGACAAGACGCGTGGGCATTTAGGTTTGACGAAGCACCCGTCGCTCCTTGAGGTCCTGTCGCACCCGTCGCTCCGGTAAACGATGGACCAGTTGAACCCGTGGCTCCGCTTTGTCCGATGGGACCCGTACTTCCTGTAGCCCCTGAAAATGCCGCTCCCGTTGCGCCTGTATTTCCTTGCGGTCCCGTCGCACCACTAAATGCCGCCCCAGTAGCACCAGTATTTCCAGTCGGTCCGGTCGAGCCGGTCGCCCCGCTTTGTCCTATTGGTCCGGTCGAGCCGGTTGCTCCGCTTTGTCCTATGGGTCCACTTGAGCCCGTATTTCCCGTAGCACCACTCGGTCCAGTGTTCCCGTCTGGCCCAGTCGGTCCTGTGGCTCCACTATTTCCCTGAGCGCCCGTTTCGCCCGTTGGTCCCGTTGCGCCCGTCGCTCCGATAACGCTTGCGCCAATCGGTCCAGTCGCTCCCGTGTTTCCAACAGGACCTGTCGAACCCGTTGCTCCTGAGTATGCCGCCCCAGTATCTCCTTGAGGCCCAGTGCTTCCAGTATTTCCTTGTGGTCCGGTTGCACCTGAGAATGAAGCACCCGTTGCTCCTGTCGCACCCGTGAATGCCGCTCCTGTCGGTCCGGTTCCACCAATCGGCCCAGTGCTTCCGGTATTACCTTGAGGTCCCGTGAACGATGCACCCGTAGCGCCAGTTGAGCCAACGGGTCCCGTTGAGCCAGTTGCTCCCGAGAACGCCGCTCCTGTCGGTCCCGTTGAACCCGTGTTGCCAAGAGGACCCGTGCTACCCGTCGCACCGCTTTGTCCGATTGGACCCGTGCTTCCAGTGGCTCCGCTTTGCCCGGTCGGTCCCGTTGCGCCGGTGTTACCTTGAGGTCCGGTACTGCCGGTATTTCCAAGAGGCCCCGTAGCGCCAGTGTTACCCGTAGGTCCCGTAGCGCCCGAGAACGCCGCTCCTTGAACGCCTGTTGCGCCTGTAAATCCTTGTGGACCTGTCGCTCCCGTGGCACCCGTGAACGCTGGCCCCGTGCTTCCTGTGTTGCCAACTGGTCCTGTGCTTCCGGTTGCGCCGCTTTGTCCGACAGAGCCTGTCGCTCCAGTACTTCCAAGAGGACCCGTAGAGCCCGTTGCTCCACTCCCTCCAACATTTCCTTGTGGTCCCGTTGCGCCTGTAGCGCCGCTTTGTCCGATGGGTCCCGTAGGACCAGTATTTCCAAGAGGTCCCGTAGGGCCGATTGGTCCAGTAGCGCCCTCTGCTCCACCCGCTCCAGTTTGAACCGTAAGTTCAACCGTGACCGTACCAACCTCGGTGCTGATTTCGATAGGGCCAATCTCACCAAAGTTCGCTTGGACGCCAACCGAGGAAGTGCTCACATAGGCACCTACTTCAACGGGTCCCGCTGGCCCAACCGTTACGTCGAGGTATTCATCGGTCATTATGAGGATGTTTGGTTAGGATACTGAGGCGCAATCATGTTGATTGGCCCAGAAACAAGCGTGTACGGTCCGTCACTGTCAAGGAAAATTGACAAGGCCATTCGTGGTTGTTGAATTTCTCCAAGCGTCTGAGTTTGTGATGTGGTCCAGATAATGCTTATCTGATAATTGCTCGGCGACGTAATTGCCGGAACAAGGTTGGGAAAGTAGGTTCCATACTGATCGGCAACTTGAACCTCATAGCCCGTTACCTGATTCCAGGGAATCGTATCCCCATTTGAGTCGGTTAGCGTTAAGGTGAAAAGAAGGTTGGCAGGATTACCGGCGACCCCATTGAATGTCAGCGCCGCAGGTAGTTGGTTGATTGTTGCCATGTGCGAGTATCCTTGTTGGGTGTCAACAAAACCACCCTACCACTAGGGAGTTATTTGACACTGTTGCGAAGTTCGAAGAGTGATCGTTCCACCCCTTCTTCCAGTGTAATCCTTGGAGTGTAAAACAGTTTGAGGGTTGACATATCGGCAACTCGATACATCACGCCTTCCGGCTCATCGGCAAGCGGAGTTATTTCAGGAACCCACCCACACTGCTTTGCCGCCATCTGAGCAAGTTCGGCCATCGAAGTTCCACGACCCGTTCCAATGTTGATCGGCCCTGGCTCGCTTGTGTTTAGAAGCGTCATCACTGCTCCAACAATGTCGTCAACGTGGATGAAGTCCCGCACTTGCTGGCCCGAGCCCCAAACAACGAATGGATTTTCCTTGGCCAATGCTCGTTTCATAATTGCTGGAAACGGGTAGCAATCGTCTTGATCGGAGCCGTATCCCGAGAACGGTCGCACAACCAAAATGTTGTGTCCCGCTTCCCTCGCCTTTATCGCCAATCTCTCGCCGGTCAATTTTGTCCACCCGTAGAGTTCGTCGGGCAAGTCTGGCCAATCGTAATTAACGTGGACTTCCCTGAGTTTCACCGATTTGGCTTGCACCGTTTGAAGTTCAACTGGGTAAGCCGCTGAAGATGAGAAGTAGACCGTCTTGCCAACTTCGACCTCTCCTAGCCAACGGAAAAGCGCGGCGTCAAGTTCAAAGTCAACAATCTGGTCCATTGGGGACCGCTCAATCGTCTGTCGCCCATTAACAACTGCGGCACAGTGCACAACGAGGTCCCATGGTCCACTCCACTTGCGAAATACGTCCCGTGCGTCCATCGGCGTGTTCTTGTCCCTGACATCAACTCCACTAACTAACCAGCCCTCACGCGTCAAGTGCTCGACAAAGTGCCTACCAAGAAATCCCTCGGAGCCTGTAACTAATGCCCTCATGCAAACAGTCCTTTACTTTCGCCAAAAGGAATCCGAACAAGCAACGCCTGACGGTCCATCACGCCAAAACTAATCACCAAATCGTCCTTGTGCAACACAATGCCCGATGCGAAGTCAATGGGCTCGGTGCTCAACTTGAATGGACGAGACTCCGAGAGGAGTTTTCCGGTTCGGTCAAACCGTGCCAGCCGATGCACGTAAACGCGTCCTGGCCATCTCACCTCGTGAACAATTCCAATATAGCCATTCTCATTCCGAACTACTGCTCCGCCATGCAAACGATCTTCGCAAGCCTTGGCGTCAATGAACTCCGGCTCGCCACCCGTCGGCATTTGATTCTTGATGATCGTTCCTGCCGATGCTTCTCGTATTTCCAAGAGTCCGTGCTCAACATCACAGACGGCAACGCGATGCTCTCCACTCGCATGATGTTGAAGAATCGTGCCGGTGTAACGCCAGCCGTTATGCCAATACAACCTGGGGTCTTCGATTCCCTGAACCGACGCAAAGTGGATGGGTGTTGATGGGCCAGCCAACTCACGCCACGGCTCCACAGCGTGCAACGTATCGGGGGAAAGTTGGGCAAAGAAATTGCGGGTGTGGATGTATCCGTTCGGGTCGTGAATTGTTTGAGTCGTGCCGGTGTGACGATAGATATTTCGGAACGTAACGATAGCGGCATAGCCATCGGGACCTTGGGCAATACTCGGATTACATGGATACCAATTTGTTTCGGTTTGCTCCACAAGGATTTGTGTTGTTGCGCTATTGCACAACTCCATCAGCGAGGGAGCGTCTACCTCGGTGTTGCCAACCACATTTCCGGCCAGTCAGTTCGATTCAAGTTGTAGTTGATTTCATCGGTAACGCAGGAGAACAATTCCTCGCGTCGTTGACCACGTTCGTCTTCCCAACATTCAAAGAAGATAACTGGTTGGTGCTCGGCAATAGTGCGACGTGCTCCACGGATAGCGTCAACCTCCGCCCCCTCCACGTCAACTTTCATTAAGGAAGGTTTGAGATTTAGATTGTCGAGGTATGTGACCATTACACTCTCGTTGACCGGAGCATGACCGAAGTCACAAACGATTGAGGCCATACCTCCATCTATGCCCGGTGCCGTAAGTTGTGCATCGCCTTCATAGTCCGACAACGCATACGGCAAGATGGAAAGATTTGGCTCGTCGAATGAGGCGCGTTCAATTAACTGCCTAATCGCCGGATTTGGCTCAAACGCAATCGTTTCCATTCCCGCCGCCGCAAATGGCAATGCCCACGAACCAACGTGCGAGCCGATATCTAGGAAAAGTCCTCCGGGCTTACCGGCAATAGACCAAGCCCAATCTATGAGCGGAGCCTCTGGCAGTCCACCAGGACACGCGAGAAAGTGGGCGAACATATCACCATCGAGAAGCCAAAACGTTGGCTGTACATGGCAACACGGTTCGTGAAGTTTGTACTCAATCACGGATGGCCCGTATCTTAGCGATGTCGTCTTGAAGAAAGGCATCTCGGTATTCCAAATAACGAGTGTGGTCTGGCGTCATGAGGATGTTGGATTCGGCATAAACGGAATCGAAGGAACCCTTACCCGTGCCTGGGTGCATGTGCTCAATAATGACATCCGGTAAATACCGCAAGCAGTCGGCTCCTTGTCCCCAATCTTTCCAAGAGTTGTCTAGGTACATATGCAACAACGTTGGTGGGCAAAAGTAACCCAGTGCTTTCACGATATCCGCCGTCATAAATACTGCGGTCGGAATCATCTCACCTTGAAGTAAGTCGTTGCCGTACACGATGCCCGTACCGAGCCGCTCCAACTCCTCGGTAATTTTTTTGTCCCACTCGTGTGTTATCGGAAGATGATCGTCGCCCATGAATCCAATGGCGTCATATCGTTCAACGTTTTTCATAGCCAAGAAATTGAGCGTCGGCCCAATTTTGATTCTTGGTCCTACGGCAATATGTGTACCAAGTGCGACGTATTCCGCAAGCGTTGGGTCGTCGTTGTCAACTCCGAATAATAGATCGGCAGTTGCTCCGGTGGATTGCCAAGCATCCATTAACCGCTTCGCATTATTTGGGCGACAGCGCGATGGAACGAGGACTAATAGCCTAAGCACCAGAGTTAGGATACAACGGTTCCACAGTGACGATGTTTACCTTTGGCACGAAGGTGTATCCACCAACTTGCTCATCGGAAAGACTCATGACGACGGTAACTCCAATCTCGTCATGTTGGTAAAGGAATCCAATTGTTGATACTTCGTAGGGCTTGTGCTCCAAAGCATCTTTTTCTTCCCATCCGACGTCTCCGCCATGGGCATCAATCCAGACCACCTTTACCGGCTGCCATTGTTCCATGCCTAGAACTTTACATGAAAGAGGGACAGCACGGATACGGTTGCGAGTAGCACTGAGGCACCTACGGTGATTCTCGTTGTCCGATTTGACCAACGAGATTTGCTTTGCTCCTCGATGGCTTCCGTAGTTGCTTGTTCTTCTCGCTGTGCGTCCTTGAGCGCTCCAATCATCTTGCCGTGATCGTCGAGCCGACTTGTCATTTGAACGAGTTGATCGGCTTGAGCGCCCTGGTGGGTCTCTAAAATTGTGAGGCGATGTTCGTTGCTAGTAACGAAGGCGTCGAACTTTTCTCCAAGTCCGTCAATCCGTTCATTAAGTTCGACCCTGGTTTCATTAACTAGGTCGTAGGTCTCCCTGATAGTTGCGTGGTTCGTGTAGTTGGGTTCGCCAGCGGACATGACTCACACTATTTCTTACTAGCCCAAACGGGCTTATTTTGAGGTGTGTAAATAACGAGGTTTCCGTCGTCTTGCATCTCTACTCTGTTCCCACCTTTGCCTTGAGTGGCGGACGACCACATTGCGTGGTTGTTCCATAGATAGTGGACGAGGTTCCCATCGGTCTGCATTTCAACGAAGGTCTCTCCGTAAACGCTACTGCAACCGTCGGCCCATAGCGGCTGGTTGATGTTGTTGTAAACAACGAAGTTTCCATCCGTTTGCAAGAGCGCTCCGTACTGGCCATTGGGTGAGGCGAGGCATTTGCCTTGATGCAACGTTTCCCCTGCTTTCAATACCGAGGGACCGCTCCAAGTGTGAGGCTTAGCCGAAGGCGCTGGCCACGTTGGGTCGTTGATGACGCTTTCGTCGTAACCGCCGTGATCGGTCCACTGCACGGCAACGGCATTCACTCCGTTGAGGCTAAGTGCGTGTGGCCCGCTCGTGTAGTCGGCAATCCAAAAGTCGGGCAGAGCCACCCCAGCGGAGTTACAAGCGTCAATGACGTTTTGCCAACCGTATCCCGGTGCTCCGACTCGTGAACAATAAACAGTTGGTCGTTGAATACCAGCGGCCCTCATGCGGTTGAGCCAAGCGGGTACGTCAACTGCGGCGGCATCGCCGTTTTCAACGTCGAGAACCTGTGCCGTTCCACCCGAGTTCACGGTGATGGAAACGTGTTGTGCGTTCGGGTACATCTGCACAAAGTCGTTGTAGGTAGGCCAATTTCCATTGACGTAACCAGCGTAAACGTTCGCTCCAGGTGGCACGGTAGCGGGATTAACCCCGTCGTACATCGTGGTGGTCATTGCTCTCCTAGTAGTTCAAAATCCTATTGGCGTAGTTTTCCAGGTGAGTACCCGGACCAAACAAGTGAGAGAAAGTTTCGGGTTTTGCATCGTGCCAGTACCTGAGCCCTTGCAAAATTGAAGATTCCCAATCGTCCCTTGGACGTATCGAACTTTTTTCAATAGAGTTTGGTATTTCCTTCAACCATACACTAGAGCCAACAACGTCAGGATAGCGGTGTGCCGCCGACCCCGGCATGAAGCCCGCGTCAATGAGCCGCATCTCCATTTCAACGTGCTCCCACGCGTTGTTGAAGTTCTCGTCGAACAGTCCAACCTTTTCCAGCGACTCGCGTGAATACATGCACCAAGCGCCGACACTGTGAAAGTGATACTCAACTTGACCGTCGCTAATGGACGGCCCAGCGCTATTTCCTTCTCCGTGATAAGCAAACGAAAAGTGATGGATGCCCGTTTCCTCCGCAACGCGAACGTACTCGGTTATCGCTTCTGGCGATTTGACAAGGATGTCGTCCTCGCAAAGAAACAACCAATCGGCATCGGTCTGTTCCAGCATGGTCTCCAAGAGCCGATTCTTGGCAAAGGCAACTCCGTGGTTTTCCTGAGCGTCAATTATGGTGGCGTCCTGTAGTCGCCCGTACGCTCGCCGATACTCGGCTCGGTACTTCGCATCTGACCCGTCGTTGTAAACGCTCACAAGCGAAACTAGAGGCCTTACAGCGTCCCTGACGGACCGAAAGCATTTGTCGGCAAACGTGGGCCTGTTGTAGGTCGTAATTCCAAGCGCCGCACTCACTATTTTGAATCCGTGGCTGTCCTTAGTGCATCATCCCATTGACTCCATTTTTGGGTGATGTCCCACTGCTCGGCTATTTCCCGATTGCGCTTGCCTTCCGCTCGTCGGGCGTCGGGGTCAAGCATCGAGTCGAGTGCCGCCCTCCAAGATTTCGGCTTGGCGTTGTCGGCCATTATTCCCGCTCCGAACGCTTCATACTCTGGCATCTTGGATGAGTAGATGAACGGGATGCCACAAGCCGATGCTTCCAGTCCCTTTAGATGGCTCTTGCGAACGTTGAATGGATGATGCTCCAGTGGCACAAGCCCGAGGTTGATCGGCGTCCAGAGATTTGGGTATTCGGCAATGTGGCAAAGCGGTGAGGCGAAGCATTTGATCTTGGTTGGGTCAATGCCCATCTGCTCGTAAAACTTTGGCACGCCCTCCACGTTGCTGTCGCCTCCGTGGTAGATCGGCAAATCATTTTCCATCAAGAATTTCGGCAGTGATGTTCTAAGAATTTGCAGGTCGTTGGCTCTCCATTGAATTCCTCCAACCCAGCCAACGAATCCATCTTGGCCAGGGTCGTGCGGAATCCATCGCTCAAGGTCAATCGCATTTTTGCAGACGACAACGGGAACTCCTGGGCACATTCTCTCCATGTCTTTTGCTAGTGCGTCAGTTGAAACCGTGATGAGTGACGATTCCCGAAGGCAATTCAAGTAGTGGTCACGGTTGAAGTCTGGATTGTTTTTAGGGTTCGTTGTGTCGGCGGCAATGTTGGACTTCGGTAGATTCCAGAAGCCGTCGTCAAGGTCGGAAACAACAACTTGCCCGGCGGCTCGGGCTTTTCGCATTTGCTCTGGTCCGTCTTTGTGCATCCACCGCTGAGTCCAAACGATGTCTGGAGTGAACCAGTTGCCCTCGGTGTCCATCATTGAGATACTGCCGTCTGGCTGTGTTTGGAAGCGCCACGAAAGTTTCACATCCCACTCGTCATGTTTGGCTAACTCCGTAAGCGGCATTGCGCCCCGGTAGTAGAACGTTCCACCGAACGACATTTGAGTCTTGCCTTCGATGGCAACTTGTCGGCCCTCGATACGAGACCGTTCCTCGTCAATGGCGGCGTGCTGTTGCCAGTCAGTTGTGAATGCACCAATAAGCATAAGGCCAATCCTTTGTTAGCGACCGGCCCCATGCTATCAGTTGAGGGTTGAGAAAGTTGACTTAGAGCACCTCCCCTTTTGAGCGGGTGAGCACCGTGACTTTTCCGTCTTGACGCGTGAAGTGCTTCTTGACGGTTCCGGTCATTGTGACCTCGTTGCCAACTTCGATTCGGTAAAGCCAAGCGGCAGTTCCACCGGCTTCGACCAAGTTGCCGTCGGCGGTCTCAACGACGACGTGCTGAGTGGTGCCGTAAGCCCCGTCACGCTCGTAGGCCTTGACGATGTTTCCGGTCACCGTGACCTTCTCGCCAACTTCACCGACGAATGTGCGATTGCGATAGGTGGCTTCGGCTTCGGCTTCGGCTTCGGCCCTGCGAGCCAAGATGACCTCGCGCGTATCGCCGGTGATTTCAACTTCTGTCGCAAGGTTCGCTTCGACCCTTTCGGCGCAGGTCTTGTAGTGAGGGCTCATTGGTAAGTAGATTCGCACTTCTCGGCCAGCACCCTCGAATGGGTTCGTGGTGTAATAACCAACGTCGCAGATGTAAGCCTTGCCAGCCTTTGATTTTGTCCAGGCGACCTGACCCGCGCACTCGGGGCAGATGTAGACATTTTCTGATGGTCGGTTCATGCTTCGGAACGTGCCGACACACTCGTCGGTTTTGGTGAGCGGCTTGCGGTCTTGATGGGTGATGGTCATTTCGTCTCCTTGGTTCGGTGTCGTTTCCATAATCCAATTATATACACGTATTTTATCCCGACGCAAATACCCCTAAAACCCTTGTAACTAAGGGATTTCCCCCTCCCACTCAGCGTCGAACTTGACATCGAACTCTTCTTTCCAAGCGGCTTGGAGATCACGGTCGGAAAGCCATTCGTTCTTTTCATGGAAATACATGTCCTTCATAAACGCTTCTCTTGCGACCTTTCGGGCATCGAATTTTGCGTCAAGGTAGAGCCGAACTTTTTGGAGGTGTTCTTGATCGGCTTTGTATTCGGCTTCTTTGATGGCGATTTCTTCGGCGGTCAAAACAATCTCTTCTGGCCAGCCGTGCTCCGCAACGTGCGCTTCGATGCGACGCTTCGTGCTCTTGGCGGAACCTTGAAGTCCAAGGTCGGCTTCACCGGCTTGGCGAATCTCCTTGTCGTCATAAAGTTCGATGTAGTAATTGGCGTCACCGAGTAAGTCACACAAATCCGCATAGTTGATTTCGACGGTGCTTAACTTGACGCCACTTTTGATTACGATGCCGCCACCAAGTCCACGACTCACGTGGTCGTCGTAGAACTTTGTGGGGATTGTGATTTGTGTAGTTGTTTCCATAAACCAATTATATGTCTATATTTTATCTCTTGTCAAGTATGCTCAAAGCCCTTGCAAAAAATTGGCTCTCTAGGGGTTGGCCTTTTCGATAAGACCGATCACATATTGGCTTGCTTCCCAATCCGAGTGACTGGCCGTGTGCGCACCTGCCGCTCCACGGTGATGCCAAGCGCAGAGCCAGCGAAAGTTCACGTCCGACTCGACCCACTTACCGAGCGTCGTCGGGTCGCTGATTCCAGGGTAATCATGCTCCAGCGCCTTTAGGGAAATGCCGTTCTGTAAAGAGAACTCAACGTGGGCATGATGAAGTTCTAATCCGGGTTGTTCTCCGTTGTCGGGAGCGGGGGCATCTTTTCCCTGTGCATCCTTGCAGTCTTGGAAACCAATCCGTTCACCGATGAAGCAACGAGCGGTTGCTCTGTGCTCTCTGTGGTAGTGGTTGAAGTCCACGTAGTTTGGGTCACCCTCACGAGTCGGGTGTTCTGGGTAGTGCATTAGATAACGGTGTGCCGCTATCTGGTCGTGGGCCTGTACTTCCTTATTCTTATCGGTCATGGCGCAACCACCCAGTTGCCGATTGGAACCAATCTTTTCCGACAACTCCAAAGCCCTTTAGGATTACTCCGACTCCAGCGCTCTCGGAGGTCTCATCGCTTTGAATCGAGCGACTGACTGCCGTAAAGAACCTTCCGTCAACGTAGTCAACGATGAGCACGGGGATGAGGCACAGATATCCGGCGATGCCGTGTCCGTGAACAAGGCCCAGCGTTCCAACCGAATAGAACATGATGCTGGCAACAGTTCCGAATGGGTTGAGTGCGCCAGCAAGGCGTTCATTTCCTCGTGCCTGGGCAACGACTGAAAATACACTCACCAAGTCTTTGACAATCATGGACAGTACGGCAATGAGTACGAGGCTAAACATTTGGTTCGAAATCTCCTGAGTTGGGCGATAGTGCGGTGACGTGCTTGTGTATTTCCTGAAGCAGGTCGGTATCCCTTTTTACCTCGTTTGTCAATGACGTGTTTTGCTCCATCATCCTAACCAGCGACTCGCTCACGTCCAGATGATGAATTGCCTGTTGAGATGCTATCGAATCGGCTCGCTTTGCGGCAATGAGAAGGATGGCTCCCTGTAGTCCAGCAAGCATTGACAGAAAAAGATTCAGGAACACATACGGAAATGGGTCGAAGGATTGGTGACGGACAACTTTCCCCAACACAATCGTATTGGTCGTTGCCCAAATGAGCATGATTCCGAGGAACACGAACACAAACGGCCACGAGCCCATTGCGTTCCTCATCCGATCTGCCGCCCGTTCGCCGAGCGTCAGTTCATCTCCACTTGCCACTCCGGGATGCCGATGCCAGTTACTCATTGGTCTTGTCCTCCAACATGGTGATGATTTTTTGGATTGCGTGTTTCAATTCCTGAACGTCCTCAAAGGTTTTTGTAGACCGAGCATCCGAAGCCAGATTCTGTAAGTTCTGCCCAACCATTAGTGCGGGTAAGAGAACCAACTGAATAAAGTTTTGACACATCCAAGCGATCAGCAGGGAAAATCCGAATGTCCGAAAGAATGGGGGAATCCAGTTGGCAGGAATGACGTTCGACAGGACCAATGTTGCAGGCAGGCTCAGCATGGACAATCCGCAGAATATCCAAAAACAAGTCATCGTTCCGACGTGTTTTGTTAGCGCTGTTGCTAGTCGTTTGTTGAATCGCTGGTAACGGGTAACTTCGGGAAGGTGGTCGTGCACCTCGGCGTGTACGGGATTTCCGGTTGACGTGTAGCCGTGACTCGGTTCAACCGACACTTGTTGTCCTTACTTCTGCACCTTTACCAAGTCGTTGCTGTCGCACTTTGAGCAATGGTTAAGCGGGGTTTCCCAGCCGCAAGGCTCGCAACGGTAAAAAGAACGAATCTTGGCAAGGTGAGTGCCAGCAACAACGTATCCACCTTCGGCCAATGACTTGATATCGCGTTTGTCCTCAACGTGAATAAAGCCTTTGCTATCGGTGTCATAGGAGCGACCAGTTGCTCCAGAGGTAACGCCCTTGCAATTTTGTGAACTAAAGAACATCTTTGTTGCCATTGTTCTCTCCTTACTAAACGTTGACTTGGCGACTGCCGACTTCAATCGTGTATTGGACCGATGCGGCAGAAATCAACTGAACGATACTTCCGTACATTCCGTCATGTCGTACTGACACGCGAGTTCCTGCGTTAGCAACGGCAAAGCAGTTTTGACCATTGACCGTTGGCACGGGGCAAGGTCCACCCGGCCTGTCAACCGTGAAATAGATGGGAGCGGACCCCGTGATGTTGGTGACAATGACGGCTTCCCCAGGTGCGCTCATGAGGCAAAGGTCGGCAGAGCCTGCGGTCAATGTTTCGGTAAGAACTCGTCCACCGTTGTAGTTTGCCATCGTTACTCCTAAATAATACTTGCCAATGCTAATCGCTAGTCACCTGCGTTGCATTTGTAATTTGTTGCGTTCCCGCCCGAGGAATCGAACCTCGACAAAACCATTGCGGGAGCCAAGACCGAAGTCTTAGTTTGGTGTTGCTTACGCGTCGCCGTATGAAGGAGGCGTCGTGCCGATACCCACACCCTGAATACCTTGGATAAGGCCATTCCAGGTTGGTGCGTAGTGACAGAACGTTCCGATTTCAAACGTGGAAGCGTCGTACGTGAACTGCGTGACAGGCCACTGAACGGCAACGTAGTCCTGAGGAAGAACCATGACCGAGGTCTCCGAGACATTGCTGTCTGGAATCGGAAGGGTCTTCTGACGGATGAGTGCGTTACCTTGTGGGAACCACGGGTGAACGGTCAACGGAATTTCGGTTCCGGTAACTTCGTTCAACAGTGACTGCACAACGGTTCCAGCCTTAACTCCACCAACAGCGTCGTTCGGAATGAACACACGGTAGGCCGAGTTAGCGGCGTTGTTAACGATGGCGTTAGAAAGTTGGAGACGGTCAAAACCGTTCAACCAGATTTCCTCCGGGTCACCCTTGACTGATTCGTACAGGCTACCGAATGCAACTTGGAATTCAGCACCAGGAGCGGTCGTTGAGAACGGAGCGTTCAAGCGAGCGGTGTAACCACCCGAAGCCGCAGTGTTCGTCAAGAGACCGTCGTAGTTGGTAGCAACGGCAGAAGCGTCACCAGCACCCGAAGTGGTCACAGGACCGCTTGTGGGTTGTGAGGTGATGTATCCAACGTTGTAACCCGTGCGTCCCGCGTAGTAGAACGGTCCACCGGCAACGGAAGCAACGTAGAAGTTGTATCCGAGAGCACCGGCAACGTCTGAACCGACGGTTACCTGAATGGCCTGTCCAGCCGACGTAGCAACAGAAGCGGCGGCGGTCGAAGGACCTTCGTGCATCGTTGTTCCGGTCGTACCGAGCAAGTCACCAGCGTCAGCGGCAACGACAACCCAGGAGGTTGTTGAACCGAGTGTTGACTTCCCACCAGGAGCAACCGAAGCGCTCACGGCGGCAAGCGTCACGCTTGCGGGGGTTCCAAGAGCACCAGCGTAACCGTTTCCAGTTGTGCCACGCCCATAGATCATCAAACGCTCGTCAAGAAGCATGGTCGAATACAGGAGAGCAGTGTTGCTCAAGGAACGAATGTCCTCGAAGCCCTGTCCCTGGTATTCCGCCTGCCAGGACACTGAGTCGCTCAGTGAAGTGGTTACATAGTTCAACGTAACGTCGTAACCGGCGTAGTTGATGTATGGTCCACGGATGTACGAGAGACCGCCAGGTCCGGCGTTCGTGGTGCTTTCCGTGATACCGGGCTGAGTCGTCGTAACGCCTCCGGTGCCGGTGCCAGTGAAGCCACTAATTACCTTGAACCTACGTGCTCCACCCTGTCCCTTAACACGCGGAATGCTGTTACGGATTGGGGTTGGGCGCGGGGTCAGCAGTTTTGCAGGAGCCTCAAGGTCGAATGGAACAAGACCCGTGCTAATTGGGGTCGAGAGTGTCCATTCCTTTGAGAGGCGGTCCCACGCTTGCGCTGAACCTTCGGTGCTCTTAGCCATTTCGTAGTCGGTGATTGCCTTGGCAACTTGACCCGAACGAGTGACATCGTGCTTAATTGGAGCGACTTGTGCGGTTCCAATGAATGCCTTCACGTCGGACTGTGAATCCCACGTGGTAGCACCATTAAGACCGGACACAACCGCCTTGGTCATTTCTTGCGTGAACTCGTTGTACTCGTCTGAAACTTCGCGAGCCGACTTAGCGGCACGGGTCATGCTTCCACGAGTGGCTAAATCCTCTGCGGAGTTAGCACCGTCAATAAGTTCGCGCGCTGAGGGGACTGGTAATCCCATAATAGATTCCTACCTATTCTCGTTAAGCGCTTAGGCCAGCAATGCGGTCACGAATTTCCTTCGATTCCTCACGGCTTGCCTTGCGAATGTCTTGGTCTGGTGTTTCGCGCGCAACACGCTCAAGGTGCGCGAGGCGCATCTCAAGTTCGTCACGCTCTACACTCTTGGTCAACGCGTCTTGTGGACGTGTGCGAACAATCGTGCTTGGTGCCGCCATTTTCTCCACCGTGCTTAAGCGCTCCTGTAGGGCGATGACTGCCGTTGTGGCCTCTGCCACGCCCTCTGCGATTGCTTTTTGTACGGCGGCGTTTTCAGCCGCTTCTTTCTCCGCCTTTTGAGCAGCCTTGAGAGCCTTCTTGGCTTCCTTGCGTGCTTTCTTGGCTTCGATTTCTTCTTCGGTGAGTTCGGCCTTCATAGCCATCCCACACTTGGCACATTCCTTGTCGTCTGCTTTGCACATGGCACCGCAGTCCTTGCAAGAAACATCACCGTCCGCCTTGGCGGCACCCTCTGGCGAAGTGTTCGCTGAGTCGTGGTCGCCCTGAGCGGCCTCGTCCTCAAGGTCTGTCATTTCGGCCTTAGGGTTTTTCTTCTTCGAATTGCTGTTTACGGTTTTTGCGCTGTCAACGGATGCGGTCTGATCGTCGAGGACCTTGCCCTTCATCGCGTCAGCCAGCAACTCAACTAACCGCTCATCGCGGGCGTTGAGAACTTTTTCAAGTTCATCGGTTGACATATCTTCTAACTCCTTAGATAACAGTGCCTTGTTCGCACTTTGAATGTATTTGGCGTCGGCGGAACTTCCGTCGGCGTCATCATCGGTTTGCAGTGCCGGGTCGTCTTGGCCCAACACAATGTTTAGGTGGTCACGTGCGGTCGCAAGTGCGGCCACCGCTTTACCCGAAAGGCGCTTCCCTGCTTTTTCTACAGTGCCTTCTTCTTCAAGACTCTTCTGAGCCTCAAGACCTTCGTGGAATGCAAGTTGCGCCATAACTCCGATTGCGGCTGTAACCCCAATCAGTGCCATCTCCGCCGCTTTTTCGTCGAAGAGGTCGTTCCCTTCGCCAGCCGCAACTTCGATAGATTCACGTTGTGCGAATTGACGAATCAACTCACTTGCTTCCATAAGGGATTGCGCCGCTTGCGTTGCGGTTGCGGCGTCCACTGCTTCCCAACTTGGTGAACCAGGTAGAACCGTGTCGTCATCATTTGGCATTGGCGTAACAACTGCTCCGAGAGATGGATTGACACCGCTCAACGAGCCGTCAGCCTTTTCAGCCATGTCGTCTTTCCATGCTTGGGGTAACTCGGCCACGAACTTCGGTCCTTTGCGTTGTGCGATTGCAATGATATTTGCCTTAATGGTATCAGTTGCGTAGTTGTCGGCTCCGGCACGTCCCATCGAAGAAGCGGCATCGCTCACGTCGGCTGGAGTAACGATTGGGAAACTGCGGTTTTTGCCTGCAAAGTCCTCGTCGGCAATCTTGGAGCGAACGGTTCCACCGCCCACGCTTGCGTCTGCCTTTTCCTTCGACACGACCAGTGACTTGCCACAATTCATGCACGAGTTGGAACAACTGACATTCTTTTTGGTGCAGAGGGTGCAGAAACCAGCGAGTGATTTGGTTGCGTCGCTGTCGTCGTATTTGGCTCGCATGGCGGCGCAGTCGGCTTCACTCTTGCAAGGTGGGTCACCGTGCATGGCGTGCCAGTCGTCGTGACCCTTGTCGTGACGGAGAACATCGTCAATGGTTTCGCCGCTTCCCTTGGTTGCGTCGTCGTCATCTTGAACCAATGGCTGTCCGTCCATAACAACCTTGTCGTCACCGGCAAGTTGGTGTCCACATTGGTCACAGTAGGCGGCGTCCAGGTCGTTCATGAGTTCACACTTGGGGCAACCAACGGTCTCGTCGGCGTCGGGGTGATAGGGCATTGGGCGGAATCCACCAAGGTCGGCTGGCTTGCCGTCAACCGTAACGTCATCGTCACCTGCTAATTCGTGACCGCACTGGTCGCAATATGCGGAGTCCAAGTCGTTCATGAGTTGACAGTCGGGGCATTGAACCGTTTCGTCTGCATCGGCTTGGTATGGAGCGGGACGGAAACCGTTCGGCTCAAAGTCGTGACCCTTTTCAACCTTGGCACCACACTCGGGGCACTTGTCGTCACCGTTCGCCATCGCTACCGCACAACCTGGGCAACCGCTTCCGCTTTGCTTGTCCATCGTTTCGCGTCCCTCGGGGTCTCCAACCGAGATGCGGCCTGGGTCGGCGGCAACTGCGTTGAGTTCCTTGGGGTTGGTCATCATTTGGTCAATCCCTGTGCCACCACAATCCGGGCACATTTTGCCATCGTGTGTGGCGTCAGCAATCGTTCCCGAACCATTGCACGTTGGGCAATCTTGCTCGGTGAGTTCGTAGGGTGCTCCAGAAGGTGCAACACCGTCCTCTTTCGTGACTGCTTCAATGAACTGCTTGGCGGACTCGCCCACTTTCGGAGCCTTGCCCGTCCCCAAGCAATCGGGGCACTTGCGTTGGTTGTTAAGAATCTTCCCGTCGCCCTCACAGGTTTTGCAATTGGAGCGGTCGTCGGCTTTTACCGCTTCGTCACCGATTGACTTGAGCATGAGGATGGGGAAGCCGTTGGCACCCTTACCCACACCGTCTACGCGTGAAGGTTCAAACTCCTCGATTTCGGTGATGGTGACTTCGTTCTTGGGCATTTGCCTAACTCCTTAGATTTGCTACGTCTGCCTTGTCGGGCATCCGTCGCTTCGCTCGTCCTTGCGGTGAAACTCCACCAATTAGTCCTTGTTTGACTAATGGCCAAGTTGCCTCGCTCCAAATAATACCCATCAGCCAGTCGCCCGCCTTGATGACCTGAGTCGAACCATCTGCCGCCTCGACTTCCCAGTCGGGACCACGGTAGATGTACGATTCACAAACCTCTCCGCTTCCGTCCGTGCCATCTTGATGCCATAAGCCGATGTTTGGAGATTTCCGCAAGTATGACCAAGCCGCTTTTTCTACTGCGTTGGCACTGGCGTAATCACGGAACCCATCTTGTGCAACTCCGACATCCGGTTTGTTCGCTGGATATGCAACTGTCAAGGTGTACCGTTGTTCTTCCTCTGATTTAACAACCATACCAGCAACGGAATCAGTGTCTATGTTTCCGCTTTTCTTGACTTCTTCTGGTTCAATGTTGATGCGCACTTGGAATACGGCTTCAGTCATCTTCGCCTTCTATCTCTACGTCTTGGTTGGCGGCGTCCTCAATGGATTGAGCGTCATCCGCTTCTTCGTTTTCTTGCTTGGCTTTTGGAATAGCGTCGGTGACGCGCTTGGAGTCGGCCTTCATGCTGGCGAGCCAGTCAATCGCTTCTTGTAAACGGTCGGTCGTGCCTTCCTGTTTTTCGTCGAAAGTGTTGTTTGATTTCGTCATGAGTGATTTCGTTTGCCAATCTTTAGGATATGAGTTGTCTTGTCCTGAGTGATAATCTGCGGCCTCTTGGGCGTGTTCGCTTCCGGCTGGACTTATGGTGAAAGACGAACCCGCTTCTGCTCCCATATGGCTATCCGATGCGGCTTGATAACTCTCACGGGCGGCGGCATGATCTCCGCTTCGAGCACTTTGGTCCCCTGCCTTCGAGTTTGCTAAAGCCGATTTTAGATTGTCATTACCTGGATTGCGTGCAACCGAATCTTTGATGGATTGTGTGGCAGGCGAGTTTCCCTTGGCTCCGCCCTTGACCCAAGCCTCATGAGTACCGCCATCATTACTGCCACCGCTCGCATGTGGTCCCGAACCAGGGCCACCTTTGGCCACGCCAAGGTTTTCAAGCCGTTTCCACACTGATGCGGTTAGCGACTTTGCTAGTTCTAGGTTTTCGTCGAAGGTGTCGTTTGATTCGGTCATTAGAATCCCCTGGTGGCCCAATCGTGACTATTGGCAGTGGAAGTCGCCATCTCCGCTTCGTGAGATGCGCTATCCGCTTTATCATTCCCCATGTAATGAAGAACACTTGCCATTCCGTGTGCCGATGTTGCTCGTTCGTTGGCGAGTGCCGCTTCAACATGTTTTCCGGCAGTAGCCATGTGGGTTTGCGCTGTTTCGCCATCTTTATTATTCAACGCTTCTTTCGCTCTTTCCATCGCCTGGTTTGCTTGTTCCCGATGGAAATTAGCGTTTTTTTCGTGGGCCACTGCCATCCGATCGTGATGAGCCTCATCGGGCCTGGAACCGCCGCCGCCCTTGTGCGGTCCCGAGCCAGGGCCGCCTTTGGCAAGGCTGTCGGTGATGTCGGCTAGCCGCTCTTCAGCCTTGGCTAGTTCGGTTTTGAGATTTTCAATGTTGTCCACTTGAATTCCCTTGGTTGTCTTAGGAACCGAGTAGGTTCCACCTCGTCGTTTGTATTCTTGCACTACCCAACCGTTTGCTACGGCTGATGGATAAACCTCAAACTTTTTTGCGGCGTCGGCTTTGACTCGATCATAAAGTTTCTGGTCGTCGGGCTCGCCCTTTTTGTCTGAGATGAGTCCTTCGTATTTTGGTTCTTCTGCCATCGGCCTATGACCTACTTGCCCACGGTACCAATACCAACGGTACACCAGCGGCGATGGATGCCTTCGCGTTGTCTTTTGAGTTGTCAATGAGGATGTCCACGCCGTTGTCTTTGCACCACTGCGCTTTGAGTTCTGGCCCGTTTCCGTTCATGTGCGGAATAACGGTCATGTCCGTCCAGCAACTACCGCACCCAAGGTTGTTGAGGTAATCGGCCTTTGAGTTCCAGATGTCTTGCGTTGCTACGTCGCCATCTGTCCCGGTGAGTACCGTCACCTTATTTCCACCCGCAATCAGCGCCGACATCAACGATTGAAACTGCTTCGGCGTGGCGTCAATGGTGTTGTCGAGGTCAATGGCGATTCTCATGAAATGCTTTCGGTGTAGTGAAAATAGTTAGGCGGCGAATACGCTTTGCCATCTGCTCCTAAAAATATCACTAATCGGCACGCGTGCTTTTTCCACGCCTGGGGCAAGATATAGATACGGAGGCTGGCCGGGGTTTGTGAAGTCTCTCCCAAGTGAATCCACTCCATGAAATCCGAGTTCGATTCGTCGGCCATAGATCATCGTTGGTGCGACTTGTGCGATGAATTGCCCAGGTGCGCTTTCGAAGGGTGATGTGACTACGTGAATAGAGTTCTTCAAATTCTCGCTGATGCTTTGAGGACGGTTGCCGCCAACAGTTCGTCTCGTTCCTGGTGGATGCTGTCCGTTGAATTGCAAGCGTGCCGCCCTCACGATGACTTCGGCGCTTTCCTGCATGGCAACATACGTAGCCGCTTTGATGGCCTCGGCCAGTGCGTCGAGCGATGCGTTGAATCCACCAAGGTTGCCGAACTCCCACTCAGAAGCCATTAGCCCGTTTCCTCTTGACTTGATTGGTCATTCGCTTGTGGCTCATCGGTCTGGTCTGCTTGCTGGCTTGGCTGAGTCCACGACTGTGATTCCTCATCCCATGCGTATGCCTCTCCATCGTCTTCGGGCGATAGCGCCTCACGGCTCGTGTCCGCTCCTTCTGTGGAAATAACCGGCAGGGTTACGCAACGGCAATTTGGGTGAAGTGGTGGTTGATTGGTGCCATTATCCTCGCCCCCACCTCCGTCGCTTGAGGAATCGCTTGAGGAATCCCCGCCACCGTCGTCGGCTTTTCCAAGATCGGATTCGTCTGCGCTTGCGTCGTCCGATGCGCTTGTGTCACCACCGTCATCCGATGAAGTGTCGCTGCTTGATGCGGCATCGTCCACTTCAAAGATTTTACCGTCTTTGTCCGAGCAATCCAAGCATGTGCGCTCATCGTTTTCGGCCAACCATTCATATTGAGCAATACCGTTCGCTTGGTAAGAATCAATGTTGGCTTGTGTCATCACGCGTGATGTCTCGGTCGTGGCAATCATCAAGGCATTGTCCGAGACGATGGAGTCCTCCGTTACTTTTCCAGCGTCGTCCGTTGTGTAGAGAGCATTGGCGATCGTTTGGCTTGAGTCACCGTTGCGGAGCCCATCGGCAATCGCACTGGTGAGTCGGTCCAAGCCCGTGTCCAAGCACGATTTGATCGTAATGCCCGCACTATCCAAAAGGCTTTGAAGTCCGCCGAACTCAGCGAGGTCTGCGGCTTCCGCCCATCCCGGCTCCCACGAACTCCAATCAAGCATTGTCTCCGCTCCGCGCAAGGCCGATGAGATTGCCGCACCCGAGCCGATTTGATTGAGCGCTACCGTGGTGCCACCAATGAAACTATCTCCGTAGATCATCTGCAAAACACTCATCGCCTCGTCGGGTGAGATGTTCATGTACTGGGCAACTGCTTCGGCGGCGGCTTCGTAGGCCGGGTCCGATGCGTCGCTACCTGTTGCTTTGGTCGCCACCTTTGTCGGTACATATTTGCGTTGTGCGCCAGCAATCGCTTGTGGGATTCCGGTGATGGCCTTCGTCATCGCCTTCTTGAGTTTCGGCGTGTAGAGGTCAATGATTTTATCAGCGATTCGGTGGTTGGGATGTTGACCCCAATCAATGCGTCGTGCTTTTTCCAAGCGTTCAATCTCGGCGTTCACAACTTCCATTTCTTTGCGCAAGGTTTGTTGTGCCTCGTCATAGAGCGTGTCAATCAAAGCCTTTTTACTTGCTTCAAGTGTTACCATGACACCGCGTTGGCTTAGTGCCGACTTGGGAATGGTTGAGTTGTCCAACAACCACGACCGATATTTTGACGGCAGTTGGTCAAGGTTTTGCGCCCTACCGCACTCGTCAATGATTTTTGTATTCTGTACGTCAATTTTATTGCCGCCTGATGTCCCGCCATCGCCACTACCGAACCGTCCATCCGAATCTCTTGGCTGATCGGGGTTGTACGATTTTGCCGTTTGCTCAAGATACGTCGTCGCTTCATCCTTGAGTTTCTGTGGTGCTGGAGTCCATGACGGCAAGGCCATGCTGTTCTTGAGTTTGGCCGACAACATTTGCGTTGCTTTGAGATTGATGTGGTTCACCGATGCGTAGGAGGCTAGATCGGTGATGTCGGGGAAGTCCCAAAAGCCGGTCTTTATCCAGTCCGAGTTGATGAGGTTGTTGTCTACATTGATTGTTTGTTTGGCCGCTTTTGCTGCACCACTCTCGTCGGGCAATCCTTGAACTTTTGGGAATGGTCCATCCGTGATACTTAGAACAGTAGACTCTTTGACGCCTCCGAGAACGACCATTTCCCTCTCGTTCAGGCAACCGTTTCCTGTTGCTGGCATCGAGAGGATGTCTTTTGCCTTCACTTCGGTTGCGAAACAAGAATCATCAGCATCTGCGAATTTCCTCGCTATTCGCGGGTCTGTGCTGTAACTGCTGAGTGGTCGAAGTTCGGCGTCGAACGTTTTGCCTATCGAGCCGAGGGGGAAGGCCTCCACCCCCCTGTAAAGCAATAGCGTATCATCCGGACCGATTCCCTGCTTGGCAAACTCTGCTTGTGTGGCGTTGTACTGAGTTCGGAGAAAATCCTTGTAAACCTCGCCATTCTCATTGAACTCTTTCTGCGCCATTTGCAAGGTGTCTTGATCGGACTCAGTCCATTCGGCGTGGTTTTTGATTCCGAACTCCTCGGCCGCTGCTTGCTGTATAGCCAGGGCAACAGAATTGCTATCGTTTGAAGTTCTTGCCCACTGGCCAACAAGGGTTGATACGCATTCTTCTCTTACCATCCTATACCCATCTTCGCTCAATGGCTGAAGGTTGTCACTAGGGTTCAGCCTGCCCTCGGCAACGCCCAGGCTCAAGGTTGAAGAGGTCATATTTTTTGCGATCTCAGCACAAGTTTGCGCTTTGAGAACTTGGCTTTGAATCATCTCATCGTTGAACGATGGTTTGCCAGTCCTAGCAAGAGCCTCTTGAGTTATTTTGTCAAACGGTTCTCTACTATTGACAATGCGCCGACTCTCGCCTTCTTTCGGCGTTTTTGTTTCGCCATCACCTTCACCAAACCGACCGCCCGCTCCGCGTGGATGCGCGCTCTCGTCCCATTCCTTGGCGAGCGCCTTGGCAAGAGGCGTTTGACCGTCGGCATCCACCGTGATTAGTGAACGCAAGCGCGTGGCAAGATCAATGGGGGTCACGGAACTACATTACTGCGCTTTTTGGAGAGCCGCGCTTCCCTCGTTGGCTCACCCCAATGGATTTAGGCAAGCACCTCGCCCTTGGTGCGGGTGAGAATGGTTTGCTTGACGTCTTGGTACTCGGCAAGGTCCTTGACGGTGCCGCTCATTTTCACGGCGTCGCCACGCTCGGTGCCCCAAAGCCAATCTGCCGTACCGAACGTCTTGACTTGGTTGCCCTCGGCCGTTTCGATCACGAGAATGAGCGAGATGCCGTAGCGGGTTTCGCACGGTGTCCTCACGATGACGGTGCCTTCAACCTCAACCTTGTCGCCCACTTCAACGGCGAGGTATTGGGGAACGGGCTTGGCGGCTTGGATGGCACGGGCCTCAAGGGTCTCCTCAACGATCTTCACAACGAGTGCGTATTGAGCGTCGGAGATTTCCCACTTGCTTGCCTTGCCGATGATGTCGTCGCAAATCATTGGGAGCGAGTCAATCGCCTTGAATTCCACAAGGCGTGGGAAGCGAGCAACGTTGGCGTTCCAAACGGCGTCACGGTCTGCGATGCGCTTGGCCTCGGAGCGAGCACGTGACTTGGCGTTGCGTGCTTCGCGTGCTTCGTGCCATGCAACGATTTGCTCGTCGGTCCACGATGCGGGAACGGACCAAAGGCGCGCGGTTGGGTCACGACGATCGCCCAAGCAACGGTAGCAAGTTCGTCCTACGGATGGGAACATTCCGGTGCCTCCGCAACGATGGCACTTGTCGCTCAGGTTTCGGGCTGGCTTGGTGATGTTGTCGGTCTTCGGGTAAAGGTTTGCGATAGTCATGACGCAACCGCCACGTTGTTGTTGAGATCGAAGATGAATCGTGTTGGGTCGTATTTCCGACCCCGCGCCGCCCTACGAATCACGTCAAGGTTGTCACTACCTTTGATGATTACGATTCGGCGTGGCTTGCTGTACTTGGCCATGTCGGGGTCTGTGAACACAACCGCATCAGCGATGTGACAAAGAACAAAGCGGCTATCGCGTGTCGTGGCGAGCGTTGTGCCGTCCAATGCTGTGATGATTTTTTTAATCTTCATGTTGGCTCCCTTGTTCGTTGTTCCCATGACTCAATTATATACACCTATTTTATCCCATTACAAATACCCCTAAAAAGCCTTGGGATTATTGGGAAAACTGTATGCCGAATAGATCGGAAAAGGCTAGGAGCGGACCTTGGCTTGGGCTTGCTCAAGGAGCCCGTAGGTCCTTCGGAGCCGGTCAAGTTCTGGTCGTAGCATCTGCTCAACAACCATGGCGGCCTTCGTCACGTCGTCGTCGGCGTCAATCTCTTCGATTTGCTCCTCAACGTCTTTGCCGTCCTCTTGGTCCGGTGTCGTCTTGGCGGGTTGGCTTGCGTCAAGAACGGGAAACTCATCTTCCGTTTTGTCGGCGTGTTGGACCACGATGGTGTCGCCCGCCTTCAATGGTTCGGGCATCCTTACTTGACCGCTCGGAGTAAGGAATGCAACGTCACCATCCGATTTCTTGCCCTCGGTGGCAAGTATTCCGTTCGTCCACGACACGGCAGGGTCACCACCCCAAGCGGCCCATGCAACGCGACCTGGCGATGGGTAGCCGTCGTCGCCGGGACTCCAACCTTTTCCTTGCTCATCAACTTCGTGACGTGCGAGGTAACTTGCCATGCGCTTGATAATTGCAAGGGATACGGGTCGGCCTGCGGCGAGGTCGCCAGCGCGCCCGCGACCGACTGCCGTGAATCCTCCACCTGCGTGTCCGTCCTTAATCCACCCAACTGCTCGCTGTGCTTCTTCTTGTACGCCTTGTGGTGGTGTGTAAGTTTCGCCTGCCGCTTTTTTGCCTTCCGTTCCCGGTGCTCCACCTGTAGCGTCTTGGTGACGTAGATTGCAGAAGCCCTCGGGGTCGTCAACATACTGACCAGCGATTGCCACGCAAGCATCGAAGTCTCCGGGCTCGCCCCATTCGATTTGTCCGTCGGCTCCATCGTTGTACCACTCGATTAGAGCGGACGCGTCGCCGCCAGAATCTTTTGCCAACTCATGTCGGATTGCGGTTAGTCCGCCTTCTCGACCTGCTTTGTTGAGGGCTTCCCCTCGCTCGGGTGTGAGGACCTCGAATCGGAAATTCCGCCAAGTAGCACGGTCAACGCGGGCCTTTGCGAACTTTGTGAAGGTGGCGATTTCTTTTTCGACCTCGGGTTGTCGGACGTCGTTTTTTGGCGTGACGCTTGGCGTCTTAGAATCTCCACCACCATTGGCGCTAGGGCTTCCGCCAGTAGGTCCAGGTCCAGCAGATTCATTAGCGTTGTCTGCATCTCCAGCAGTTCCTGCATTCCCTGCGGCGTCGTTGTTGTTATTTTGGCTGTCATCTGTCTGTCCTGTTGTGGATGGCTTTGGCTGTGCGCCTCCGGCCTGCGCCGCCTGCTGTTGGGCAAGTGTACCTGCCAAGAATGTTACTCCGGTTCCAACCGTGACACCGAGTTGGTCGGCTTCTGGTTCTGCCATGAGAGGGATGCCGCGCTCGGCACGAATCTCGTTACGGGTTCGTATGCCAGCGTTGATGTCTATTTGATCGGCCTGTGCACGCGTAAGGTCGTCGTCGTCATTACCTCCGCCAGTTGCGGTAATCGTCAACTCCGGCCCTATGCCCATGAATCGTCGCGCTAGGTCGTTGATGCAGTCAACCAAGAAGTTCTTCAAGGCTTCGGTTGCGTATGCCTCGTACTGGTCGGACTCTCCCTTTTCGTGGCCGCTCCCTAGTGACGACTTTGCTCCGATACCGAGCATGTTCGACGGGATGCCAAACTTCGCTCCGATTTGTTGGACTAGCCACTGGTCGTAGGTTGACTTGTATGCCTCGTCCACGCCCTTTAGTTGATCGGCCTTCATTCCGGGACGGAGAAGCATGAAGTTTTGGCGACGCGCCGTTTGTCCAGAAAACTGGTCGTTGTAGATTCGCTCGTAGTAGGCGAGTTGTTCTGGTGTCCATGATTCCGAGCCGTCAGTAGTAACAACCATCTTCGGCGTTACGCCATTGGAGTATTCGGCATGAAGCCACGCTTGTCGTTCCATGTAGATCGTGGCAATGTTGATACACTCTTCGACCTGGCTGTAGCCATAGATACTGTTCGGTCGTGGGCGTCGGATGTAATACGCCATTTGGTCACCCGTGTATCCGTTAGGAACCTTGCCATCTTGCTCGACGTTCTCGGCTTGGAATTCGCCACGAGGAAAGCCGTAGAGGATTTGCTGGAAGGCAGGTGCTGGTGGACGAGGGATGAAGCCTTGGTTGTCCAAAAGAATCTTGATGGTACTGGTGTCAATCGTTGACAATGAGGTGAGTTCCCCGCCAAGGTTGTACTCGGGCGAGATAACGATTCCGTCGTAGACCAGGTGAGAGTAAATGATGTCCGTCAACCATTGGGAGAATGTGAAGCCCATCCGTTTGTCGGGGTAATCAAAGAACTGTTGCACGCGTGCGAGTTCGTCACCGTACTTTTCTCGTGCGAGTGTTGCGGCCTTGGAAGTGTTGGTTATCCCCTCTTCCGTCATGACCTGTTGAAGAATTTGCGAACTGAAGCCCCACGACCACTCCAAGCCAACGATGGCGTCTTGAACGATCTGGATACATCGTTGGATGATGTCTACGTCCTCGGCCAAACCCTTGAGTACCGACCACGGAACCCGACGGTCAATAAGGTTGACGTTGGCCGCAATCAGATACTCGGTGCGTCGAGCGAGGGTGCGACCGCTGGGGGTAAGTGGGTCAATCGCGTCAGGGAACAGCGGATTTGCAGGACCGAAGCCACTGTCGAACATTCCTGGGGGTCTTGGTAATGGCTGGAAGCCTTGACCTGGGCCTACTTGATTGAACGGCGAGTCTGAACTTCGGTTGAACACTGGATACGTTGCGCCAGACGACATAACGCCACCACTGCCATTTGCCGATGCTTGTGCCAGTGCCGGTGAGATGGCCTTTTCGACCTCTTCGCCTACGCGCTTTTCAACAAGTGCTTCTATCTCTGCTTGCTTACGCTCTCGTCGTCGCCCTATCGGACCTGCCATTGAAAACCTCTCATCGCCTATTGAACGGTGTCCACTGTTGCGGACCAAACTGTTTGATTGCGTCAACAACCGCCTGGTTCCGATCATAGGTCATGCCACCGACTTGCGTTCCCGATGTTAAAGTGAATGCTTCGGGTTCTAGCAATTCCGGTTCTGAAGCCTCTGGAACCTCTAACTCCGCACCACACTTGGAACACCGCAAACGACCACGTTCATTGAGTTGGCCGCAAGTGCATTCGATTGCCATTGACTCTATCCACTCTTTGCCGCCAGAGAACTTGGTCAAGCCGAGTTCACTGAGTCCCCAAACCAGTGCATCCAACCTGTCTGGGCTCTCTCCGCTATCCGTTGTCCATGTTGTGAGTTGATCTTCGAGGATTGGGAAAGAACCGCAGTGGTGGATTCTTCCCTGTTCGTACAGCGCCGCTACCGGCTCGGCACGCGTGCGCTTTCCCTGTCTTGCGTGAACCCTCTTGAACGGCGCTCCTGGGAAAACTGACCGAACAACCGTTTCGACCATCTCGCCGCCTTGGTTCCCTTCCGCAACGATTCGGTCGGCTTTCCATTTGTGGAATGCGTCGGCAATAACGTGAGCCCATCCGTCTGGGGTGTACTTGCCCGACAAGTCATCGAGTACAAAGCCGTGCTTTTTGCAGTTGGCAACCGTGCAAAGAATTCCCGAGTTCTCCACTTCGTAGTGTGGTCCCTCGGCTACCACAATGATTCCTGTTTCGTCGGAGTCGTCGCCAGATGTTGTTGCTGGGTCAACAGCCACGATAATCCGTCGCATATTTTTCAGGCTGATGGTCATAGGGAATCTTCCAAACCTACCAGCGTGACCTCATGCTGGGTTTCAATCCAAACCCTCGCGCCGCAACTTAACGGCTTATCTGGTTGATACACAACGCGAGCCAACTCCTCGCCGTTATCAGATTTGATAACAACCTCGTGAGCGTAGCGATTTTCCTTGTACGTCTTGACGGTTAGCACTGGCTCGGTCGTTCCCTCTTTGGCGTTCCGTCGGATGACGTGCTGGTTAACGTGAATGATGGTCTTCATTGCCCTTTTCCAATCATACGAATCAAGAGACAAGGTGTTTCCTGCGTGCATGTGAATGCCTCGGACGCGCCCACGATCAGTCTATTTCCAGATCAACTCGAAGGTCGTCAATGTTTTCTAAAGTCCACAACGCTCCGTCTACATCGGTCAGCATTTCACCCATCAACTCCTGGCGACCAATGCGTGTGCCCTCGTAGGTTGAGATGACTTGCTCACGGAATGAGCCCGCCAAGTTCTTGAGGTTGGAGTATGTGCTGTCGGTTGTGATGGCGGTTGACTTCCGGTCCATGATTTCTCGGATAAGCCGCACGCGCTTTGGCGTTGTGGTTACGAAGCACTGAGGATTCTCACCTAGACGGAGGCCAAGCATCAAGTTGTTCCATGAGGTGTCTAGTACGTCGCCCTTCCTTGCGTCGAACCATGCCGCCGTTTCATCACACCAAGCCGCGTCATGTTGTGGCCCTCGCAACTGCGATGGCGCTGCCGCCGAGTAAGTGAATGCTTGCGCCCCATTCGGCCAGATGAGCCGACGCTTCGTTGGTTCGTGTATCGGTCGCTCGTGAGGGTCACTGACTGCCATAATCCCCGAGTCTCCATAGATCATGACGTCACGGGCATCGGCTGGGGTTCTTGCGATTAGCGCGATGCGCTTCTTCCCCTGGTTCCACACCTGGTCGAGCACCCACTCTGCTCCGGCTCTTGTTTTGCCCGTACCTCTTCCCCCCGAGAAAAGCCAGACCAGCCAATCGCCTTTCGGGGAACGTTGTGATGGGCGTGCGTGCCGACAGGCGAAGGTGTGTGGGCCTTCCATCGGGTGAATGCACCAGTGGAAACCTTCGTGCGGTTCTCCGTCGCACTCATCATTCGGACACCACCACCGCCTCGATAGCGTCGGGGTCTCCAACTGAGAGACCACCGATTCTAAGAGCGGCGACAAAGTAGTTTCGGAATTCATCAACTCGGTCATTTAATCCCATCGCCTCTAGTGCTTCAGTTTGTGCCTCAATCATCCGGGCTGTGTCGCTTTGTATATCATAGACAACCATTTCGCCACGAGTGAGTGTTGGAGCGTTCAGTCCGAGGAGTCGAGCGCGAGCCGCCTGTGCTTTCAGGATCTTGTCAACTGCCTCCATGCGAACACCCTCGTCGATGACGACTTCACCTTTGTCGTCCTTGACTATTCTGCCGGACGCTGAGACCCGAGGCTGTGGATTCTGAATCACGCTCTGAAGGTAACGCTCGGCGTTGTCAATCTTCTCTAGTTCAATCTTCCTAACCTGTTCTGCTCCCTCCGTCGGGATCTCCGCAACTGCTCGGGTCACCATTTTGTGCGCTGTGCTCACTGCCACGTCAAAGCGATCAGCGATCATCTGGTAGGTGTAGCCAAGTGAACGCAGGTCAGCCGCTCTCCTGTCGTCGGCAATCTTGTCCGGTGTACGAACGAACTTTCCGGTGGTGGCGTGTTGGACTGATTTTTCGACGGTCATAGTGCTTTCTACGGTACTACTCGTTGAGGAACGAAACTTCTTCGCCAGTTGCTTCGTGTATTGGAGCGATGCCGGTGACACCCTGGAAACGGTTGCAGATGACGTCACAGTAGGCAGGGTCAAGTTCAATCGCCGCCGCTTTGCGTCGCAGTTCTTCACAAGCGATGACAATGGTTCCCGATCCAGCAAAAGTGTCCAAAACAATGTCGCCGCTAACGCTGGAGTTTTTGATTGCCCTGGCCCACAGTTCAACAGGTTTCATCGTTGGGTGAAGTTTTGATGCGTGGGGTTTGTTGATGCTCCAAACACTTGTTTCGTTGTTTTCGCCGTAAAACTTGTGAGATCCTTTCACCCACCCATAAATAATCGGTTCGTGTTGGTAGTTGTAATCCGAGCGGCCCAAGACAAAGTTGTTTTTAGCCCAGATCAGCATGTGCCGTAAGGGGAAACCGTTATCGGCAAGGCTTTGGAGAAGAAGGACGAGGAGATCGCCGCCCTGCGGCCCAGTGACGTAATAGCACGCTCCTTTGCTCAAACTTGGAAGAACCGCCTGCCAAGTTTTTTGCCACAAGTCCGCCACCTCGTTTGGCGTTAGATGATCGTTCCTGATGGGAGTTTGAACACGATTACCCTTGTCCATTGAGTTTAGAAACTGATTTTTGTCAGCGTAAGAAACGCCATACGGCGGATCGGTGATGAACAGTTGTGCCGATTTGCCATTCAACACTCGTTTGATAACTTCCTGGTCGGTAGCATCTCCACAGATCAAACGATGTGGGCCAAGTAGCCAAACGTCTCCAGGCTTTGTCACGGGGTCAAGCGGTGGTTCGATCTCTCCAGGTTCTTTGACCTCAGCCATCGGCTCCGGCTTGAACTCGGCAATCAAGTCGTCCAAGTCGTCGCCAGTGAAGCCAGTTCCCGTAAGACCAAACTCACTATGAATCAAAGACTCAAGCAGGTCGGTCAGGATTGCTGGATCGTTCTGTGCTTTGTTTGCGGTCTCGTTGTCGGCCAACATGATGCGAAGCGCCTGATCGTCGTCGATGTCGTGAATGATGACGTCGATCTCCGTGAGTCCGTCAATCTTGCAGGCCTGAACCGTGTGATTACCGGCGATGATGTTCATGGTGGACTTCTGAACCAAGACGGGTCTGAAGTATCCGTGAGCCTCAAGTGATTCAACGATTGCCCCAACGTCTCCCTGGTTTGGATTCAATGGGTGCTGGTTCAGGTTTCCAATCTTGACTCTAGTGAGTTCAAGTTTGCCGATTTTCTTCATGTTGTCTCCTCTGATAGTTCCTGGATCATGACCCAGTGCCAATCGTGGCCTTCGGCTATGGAGTGCTCCGAGATAAAGTTGCGCGCCGGACCTGGACCCTTTGATTTTGTGTCGCCCAGATCGTCAAGGGTCTCGTAGTCGCGTTGGTAGATCGGGTCCAAGATCATGCGCAACGCTTCTTCGTCCGTACAATCCCGCAAGATGACGTCAATCTCCTCAAAGCCCTCAATCTCAGTCGCTTGTACCGTGTGGTTTCCTGCGATGATGCGCATGGTGGACTTTTGGACAAGCACGGGTTTCATGTAGCCATGTGATTCCAATGACTCAACGATGATTCCGATGTCGCCTTGGTTGGGGTTGTTCGGGTGCTGTCTAAGGTCTCGGACTTTCACACGCGTTAATTCAAGCGCTCCAACTTTTTTCATTTGTTCTCCTCCGCTAAAAACTCTAAAAGCAGTGTGTAGGCGTGGCCGAAATGGTCCATGCCCTGTTTCACTTCCCCAAAGATTTTAAATCCAAGCGGGTGTAGCGATTCGTTGATCAATGCCAATGACCCGTTGAGACTTTGCAGTCCGGCATTATAGGCGTCAAGGACCATCTCTGCTTCGGTCATCACCACGATTTTATCGGGAATGCCGATGATGTCGTTATTCATTGTTCACTGCCTCCATGTGATCTACGATACAGTCCTTCTCGTTGCACTTCACGCGCACCCGTGCCGCTTTGGCAATTACCTCCGGCTCGTATTGCCATGCCGAGAGTGAGAGACCGTGCCCATTTGCCCATTTTGGGTTTTGTGTGACCCATGAATGGCACCTCCTACACAGAGATACGAATAATTCCGGCTCTAACCACGCTGTGCTTCGCTGTGAGCGATTGATTAGTTCGTGAACATCGGTAGCACTGCTTTGGCATAGCGTCGCTATACGGGCCTCACAGAGGCTTTTGCGGGCAAGTTGGGCTCGGCGCAGTTCTTGGCGCTCGGGGATGGCTTCGGAGCGCTTTTTGCTCACAGGGTTGATGCGGCTCCGTTTCATCGGGTCCCAAACAATGTCGTCGGCTCGTTATCAATCCGAGTCTTTGCCATTTCCGCATACTCGGGATTGAGTTCAACCCACAAGAACTCTCGGCCATGACGCTTAGCCACCACGCCAACGGTTCCCGAACCTGCAAACGGGTCAAGCACTAAATCGCCGTGTGCTGAACCAGCAAGGACACACGGCTCAACCAATGCTTCGGGCATGACGGCAAAGTGCGCTCCCTTGAATGGCTTGGTGTTGATTGTCCAAACGTCACGGCGATTGCGAGTTGAGTAACCCTTCTCGGCTAGTTCTTGCGCCAACTTTTTCTTTGCCTCAATCATTCCGCCATTACCTCCACCAATGCCGTGAGTTTTTCGTGTGTCTCGTTGTGGAGAACCTGCGCTATTGCCTGCGACCATTACGCCACGTTCTCGCACCGCCTCGTGGTCGTAGTAATACCGAGCGGACTTGCTTAGTAGAAAGACGTACTCATGGCTTTTGACGCATCGGTCTTTGACCGGCTCAGGCATGGGATTTGGCTTAGCCCAGATAATGTCTTGGCGCAGATACCAACCGTCTTCCTGAAGCGCAAACGCAACTCGCCAGGGTATGCCGATGAGGTCTTTGGGCTTTAGGCCATAGGTTGCGCCCTTGTTCGCATAGTCTGGTTGCCACCCCTCGCTTCGCATCTTGTCGGATTGACCACCTTTGCCTGAGCCCGCATACGAGTCCCCTAAGTTCAGCCATAGCGTTCCGTCGTCAGTCAAAACCTCACGCACCAAACGAAAAACATTGACCATTTGCTCAACATATTCATCGGGCGTCTGTTCAAGTCCAATCTGTCCATCGTGGCCGTAGTCACGAAGTCCAAAGTACGGCGGTGAGGTAATGCAAGTGCGAACGCTCTTTGGCTCCACCTCTAAAAGCCGTTGTCGAACGTCGCCAGTAATCACCACTTGACTCGCCTTCATCGGTACTCGGCAAGCACGCTTGGCTTCTGCAATAGGTCCGGCTGGAACCAGCGCCGCTTCAAGTCGTTACCCCATGGCGTAGCCAAGTCCCAAACGTTGATTGCTCGGGCCTCACCAATTATTTCAACTCTTGGGTAATTGTTTTCTGCGTCGCACCCGTGGACTTGAGCCCAAACAATGAGGTGGTCGTTCGTGTAGTCCTTCTCGTCAATGGGAACGCGAGTGCCGGTGCGCCGTCGTTTTACTTCAATGCCAAATGACACGGGCTCACCATCTTTGTTCAGGCGTCGCAAAGTAATATCAGCGTGTTTATCTCGGTGCTTATAGTGCTCGGTTGGTGCCCAATGACCGGCGTGCCAATAACCACCGTAGGCACGGGCGACTGCAACTTCGGCTCGTGCGGCGTCAATACTTGCTCGGTCGTTATCGGGTTGAAGTTTGCTTTTGTCATATGAGGTGCGGTCGGCTTTGCCAGCATTGGCATAATGCACCGAGATGCCGACGTGATGAGCGTGTATATCCTCCCATGATTCAAGCGTTATCCAAATGCTCATGGCATATTAAACAGTGTCGGTTCTTTGATTTCGAGCGGCTGTTCTTTTGCCCACTCAACGCGAGCCTCAATGATCGGCCAGTAGTCCTCGGTCATCTCGCAACCAGCCCAGTCGAAGCCCTCCAAAATGGCGGCCACCGCAGTTGTGCCTGAACCAAGGAACGGGTCAAACACAACACCCCCAGGGGGCGTGACGAGTTTGACTAAGTAGCGCATAAGCGCAAGCGGCTTGACGGTTGGGTGGATGTTGGCGACTGGCTTGGCTTTGATTGCATCTTCGACGCTTCGCATTCCCCCAGTGCCCCCGACTCCACCCTTCTTGTACCTGTTTGACTTTGGCAGCCCCTCAAGCCCTGCGTTCCTCTCGGACTTGCTCGCCTTGGCGCAGTAGAAGAATCGCGACGCGCCGCCCGTATCGCCGTAACCGATGTCGTCCATCGGCGGTTTTGCCTTATCGCCTCCGAAAGTGTTTCCACCGGCATTACCTCGAACCGCAATTCCGCTTTTACCCACACCGCTCTGCGCGTCAAGTTCAACACCAGCGTCCTCGTCAAAGATGATGTTGGCGGGCCAGCGACCAGCGTTCAGTTCGGCAATCCCGTGGCCCTTCATGTTCTCCCACCCAGCATCGTTGGGTGTGTCCGCCTTGCCGTCCCGTCGGGTGCCGCCCTCGGTCCCGATCCGACACCCGTCGATGTTCAGCGCCCCAGTCCCATGCTCCAAGACATTGTTCGCCACCGTGCCGATGAGCGGCTTGCGTGCGACGACAATAGGCTCATGGGCTGGCTTTAGTGCTGTTCCCCAGCCGTCCCACTTTTGGGCCTCGGAAGTTGCCGGGGCTGTGAACTCAAATACATCTTGCTTTTCCGTTTCGCCAGCACCTGTTCCGTCTGGCTGGTGAAATCCTGAACGCATTGTCTTTGCCTTGCCCGTTAGTGGGCGACTTCCAACAACCTCGCGCTTAGCCCCCGCCGCCTTGTCAATCGCCTTGCTCACGTTGAGCGATTTCGGGAACCCCGAGCCGTATATCCAATGAATCGAATCACGGATCTCGAAGCCTGCGTCCTCAATGGCACACGCCATGCGGTGATAGGTACGCGTTCCACCAAAAGCGAGCAGGTGTCCACCTGGTTTCAATATGCGCAACGCCTCGCTCCACATTTCAACCGAATAGGCGATGCCAGCGTTGTCCCAGGACTTACCCATGAACCCAAGTTCGTAGGGTGGGTCGGTGACGATGGAGTCAACTGAGTTCTCCGGCATTTCCTTCATGGCCGTCAGGCACTCCAAACGATGCAGGGTCATGGCACCCTTCGACAAGTGTGACATGAGACCTGGCCATACGAATCTGTTTTCCAGTCATGGTCACACCGATAAATTGGCTCGTGGCGTAATCCACACGGCGTGCAACGGAGGTCGCCGTTGCCTGCGGCTTTGTGGTGGGTTTGCTTGGCGCATCGAGGGCAGTAGTAGGTTGTCATTTTACTCCCTTTCTTTTGTGTACTTTATCTCAAAATGGCGAGTATGTCGTCCCAATCCCTCGGTCGCCACACGTACGCTTCGGCGACTGTAGCGAGGTCGTCAATCCAGGTGGCTTGCTCTTTGGAAAGCCGCCCCACGTTGCTTTTCAACTCGGCAAAGATCAAACGATGCGGACGGTTCTTGTCGTTGTAATCGCTTCGAACCATCACGAGGTCAGGGAAGCCTTTGGCATCATAGGCAACAGGCGTGCGATAACGTCCGCTCGAATTTTGTGCGGCACGAAAGTGGGCCACGGTGTAACCATACATGTGTGCCAACTCAACTACTTGGTCCTGAAAGGACTTCTCATCCATGACCAGCAGCCTAGTCCGTTGGCTCTTCCAACTCCTGTAGGTCGCCGTACTCCTCTTCGTAAAGAATGAGAGCGATGAGAAGGTAACCGGCCCAATCCAAAAGCGTGTCACGAACCGACTCGTTTTCCAGGTTTCCGCCGAGCGCGAGCGTTTGCAATCGGTTGGACTTATCTTGCGCCCTAACAAGTGCTCCGACCCACGGCTCAACACCCCAAAGAATTGAGCCACGAAAATTGAAAAGTGGGTCCGACTGAAAAAAGTCCTCCCCAAAGTTTTCTGCCTCACCCAATCCATAGTCATTGGACTTGGACTTGTGCATCTTCGCCAGTTCGAACAAAAGGTCGTAGAACCTCGGGTCGCCGCCCGAACCATTTAGCAATTCATCGAGGTATGACATGGCCTCAGCATAGGCGTCGTCGCGTACTAATGTGAACCTGTTTGCAATGCCGCCAGGACATCTCTGGCGCGCCCTGAGTCGTACATCCCTGACTGATCTGCGATGAGTGCCATTTCATCAAGAAGCCACTGATGGAGAGGCTCGGAAAGCACCACCTTGACTTGGTTGACTTCTTCGTGATCTGCGAATGCTTTGGTAATAAGCACCGCATCTCGCAACTCTTCGGCAAGTTCTAGGCTCCCACTGCGTAGATACTGCTCCGCTGTAATGGCGATAGAGGTGAGCGCCCGATACTCTTCCTGGCTTATTTTGATCGTTGGTTCTTCGGTCATAAGTTGCTATCCCAATCTTT